AGTTCCTGGACAAGAAATTACAAGTAACATATTACCAACCGTTCCTAGTGTGAATCCAAATGCTGAAGCAACTAGTATTGCTTCATTAAGTCAGGGTGGATTTAGAATAGTTGGTAAACAATTAGCAAAAAATAAAACAGCTCAACTTACTATTATAGGAAATGAGACAGGTGGAAGCACTACAGTAACTATAACTGTTAAAGCAGCTAATTTAGCAACTACTCAAAGAGGAGCATAAATAATGAATAAAATACATAATCTTAAAGAATTACCAAAGCATGGTCAATTATTTAGAAGGAAATCTAAATCTAGATCTAAAGGAAGAAGTAGATTAGGAAGTGGATTAAGAAATCTAGGATCTAGAATTGGAACTTTTGCAAGAGAAAGAGGAGAAGATTTCTTAGATGAAGCTAGAAGCAGATCGGTAAGATTAGATAGAGGTTTAGATAGAGCAGAAGATTTTAGAGATAGATTACAATCTGCAGGAGCTGCTTTTCGAGGAAGACCAAAATTCGAAATACCTAGACCAGTTCTTCCAACAGCTGTACCAGTTGATGTTGAAGATCCAATAACTGGTGGAGCTATTGCAGAAGAAACTATAGAATCTATAAAAGCACAAGCAGTTGCAGATTATGTCCAGCAACAAGAAAATTTATCAGCAGTAACAAATGGCGGAAAAACTTTTCAAATATTTAACACTGATGAAGTAAATGCTGATATAATTGACGCTACTAAAGAAACAGTTACTGCAGGATTATGGAGTGATAATTTATTAGAACTACAAAATTATTTTACTCAATCGATGACAGCTACTCAACTTCCTTATTATGTTAATGTATTACAAAAAGCAGAAGGAGCTACCGGATCTGCAATTCAATATGCAGTAGCATATGGTAATAGATTAGGAAGCGGATCATTCTCAGCTGCAAGTATAGACGATTCACCTACTAGAGCGATATATAGTCAATATGCACAATTATTATTACCAAAAGACACACAAATATTTTCAGATCCAGGATCTGGAAGTACAGATCAAATTTATGTTGTTAATTTCCAAAGAAATAGAGCTAAAGACAAATTAGATCCAGGAAACTTTGAATTACCATTAATGCCAGCAGCAGCTGGTCAACCGGATAATGCAACTGGCAGTTTATCATATAATAAAAATTTAGGAGTAGGTCCTATCACATTAATTGATGATTCTACTATTGCTTCTGCTTCAAATGAAGACGCAGGACGAGTTTATAATTTAGTATCTGGAAGTATCGCTCGAGGAGTTTATAATCCAACTGCACCACATTATTACGGAACTGTATATACTGATCATAGTACAATTGTATTAAATGGAAATACATTAGATCAATCATTAAATTTCCAAACTAATACCGGATCAAATTCACAAGGTACTAATCATTTAAGATTACATGGATCAATATCTGCTTCATATGATCCTAGTGTGAGCGTAGAAAATGGATTTAAAGCAAGAAATAAAGAAACCGTTTCTAGCACATTCTATTTTGTTAGAGTTAAAAACGGAGACTTTAATTATTCAAATAACCCAACATATGTAACTGGTTCTGAAGGAGATATTGCTGAAGACGAGTTTATAGGAGATCCTAAAGCATATATCACAACAGTTGGTTTATATAATGAGTCTAGAGAATTATTAGCACTTGCAAAATTAAGTAAGCCATTATTAAAGAGTAAAAAGAGAGAATTAAATATTCGAGTTAAATTAGAATATTAATCACTGATTTTATCCCCGTTATATTTATATTAAAAGAATATAGCGGGGTTTTACTATTATGCCAAACATTATTAAAGATCAGAACGGTACTCATCCATTAGTATTTAAACGGGTTGATGCATCAGAATCTAAAATTCGTGCTATAGAAGTTAATAAACGATTTTTTCTTCCGTCTGGAAGTGAAGTTAATGCTGGTAATCCTTTTGATAAAGAACCAGATTTCATGGCATTATTTGCTAATTATGAGCCTGGACTTCTATCGATAGATCCTAATACCGGAAAAGCTTTTAGATTTTATCAACCAGAAGTTCAAAATGATTTAAAACAAAATAAAAATGGAATGTATGCTTTTAGTATATATAATTCTATTAATCATTTATTTTATAAACATAAAAATAATGCAGCAATAACGAGAGGAACAACAGTTCCAGAAGAATTATCAACAAAAATATTATTTCAATCAGCATCGGTATTTAGTATTCCACAAAAGAAAATGGGATTGAAATGTAAACCAGCTTCTTTCTTTTTTAGTGGTTCTGTTAATTTACATTCTGATAAATATGAAAATATAATTGATTCTGCAATTGATACTCAATATTTCTCTCCAGAACCAGTATTTTATGAAGGGTTCAATGAATGTTTTGATAAAACTAGAATTACTAGATATCAATCAACTGCTGGTATAGATTTTATACCAGGTGTGAAAGTTGGTACTAGTAATTATGGCCTTGCAGCTAAATTTAATGGAGGACAATATTTACAAACTTCAGAAGTAGATGCTAAATTTGATAGAGATCATGATTATGCAATTTCATTTTGGATTAGTGGTTCTCATGGAGGAGGCGGACAAGATGAATTAATTATAACAAAAGCATCAGAACCATGGTTTTATGAATATCCTTTTAAAGTAGAATTATCAACGATTAATAAAATACAATTTGGAGTATCTGCAAAAAAAGATTTAAAACTAGAAATCCAAAGCGTAACAGAAATTGACGTTAATGATGAATGGAAACATGTTGTATGTCAAAAGACCGGAAGCACTTTGGAATTATATATAAATGGTACCGAAGAAGATAGTAGTCAACAAGATTGGCTAAAGTCAACAGATGAATTATCTTTTAAAACAGCGTCTGGAGTTATAAGTAATACATATCCTATAAAAATAGGAGGATATCAAACAAATAGAAGAGATTTAAAAAATACTGCTCTTGATGAATTACGAATATTTAATCATGCATTAACATTAAATGAAATTAAATCACTTGCAAATAATGATACTACAAGTCAAGATGGAGCAAATATATTACAAACTAATCGTGTAGGAAATGCATTTCATAATAATGGATTCTTTGTTATTACTAGCGCGGATCCAAAATATAATAATATATTAAATTCTCCATATACAGCTAGTTATCAAAGCACAGTACATATTTTTGAATTTAGTACCATATGTAAAATTGATATGGGTGATTTTAATATGACTACAAATTATTCAGCTTTAAAAGATGATAATGAAACATATTTAACTAGAGTTACTTCTAGTGCATTTGAACCATATATCACAACAGTTGGATTATATAATAAACATGCTCAATTATTAGCTGTAGGCAAATTAGCAAATCCATTAAAAAACAGAAATGATGTTGATATGAATATTTTAGTTAGGTGTGATTTAGATCAAGATAGATTTGCAAAGATAAAAGACGATAATGAATTTGATTAAACTTCGACATATTATAAAAGAAATATCAGATCAAGAAGCTGATAGATTATTATCTAAAATTAGAAATAAAGAATTTAAATTTTTTAATAGTGGAGATAATGGTAAGGTTTATAGTTTAAATGGTGAAGATTTATTAATGAAAATTACAAATGAGCCAGACGAAATTGCTGTAGCTGAAGTTATAGTAGGTCAGACAGAAAAATATAATGCATTTATACCAGTAGTATATACAGATAATAAAAAAATGTATATTATGAAAAAAGC